GGCGGGACTACGTCGATGCGTCGCTCGGCGAGGCCAGCGAGTCGTACGCTATCGACGTCTACGCCGATGGCAGCTACGCGACGGTGAAGCGGACGCTCACGGCGAGCGCGCCCTCGTGCGTCTATGCCAGCACCGATCAGGTCAGCGATTTCGGCGCCAACCAGGCGACGCTGTATCTCAAGCTCTACCAGATCTCGGCCACCGTCGGTCGAGGATATCCGCTCACCGCTTCCATCACGAGGTAAACCATGGCCAGCAGCACCACGAATCTGGATCTCATCGCGCAATCGCAGTCGTCC